CTGTCCGGCTTTCCGCCACGCGGCTTCGCCGGGTTCGCCTTGGCAATCACCCGCTCGGCCTCGCACACCAAAATGCTGGCGCCGGTCTGAATGTCGCGGCGATTGAGCACGGCAGCCGCGACTTCCGCCGCCTTCGCGGTGTCTCGCACGGTCATGCGTTGCAGGTTGTCAGTGGCCGCAGCCAGCATGGTGCGCCCCGCGTCGAGCACGTCGGGCAGGTTGCTGCCGTCCTTGGCCAAGGGTTGCAGATCGTTCATGGTTACTCAGTCTCCTGTTCTACCAGTGCGAAGCATTGCTCCAAGGCCCATCGCGCTCGCCGCTCGTCCCACATGGACATGTGATCGACGTTGTGGCGCCACAGGTATTCGTAGTCCCGCGCTCCCTTGTAGAAGTTGCAGGGAAAGCAGGTGCTGGCGATGTTGCCGAGGACGGGCCAGCCACCTTGCGCCGCTGGCACGATCAGGTCGGGCTGCCAGAGCGTCAGGGACGGCCGGATGTCCTGCTTGCCGCATCCGCAGCACGTCCAGTCCGTGGCGTCGAGCACCTTCGGAAGGTGGCGCCGTTCGAGGCTGGTGTTGCGGGAGTCGCCGGCGCGGCGCACCTTTTCCTTGAACGCAGCGTCCAAGTTCCGCGAGCCGCGGTGAGGCGTCCAATCGACGTCGGGCAGCGCATCGAACATTTCCCTGTCGATGTAGGTGAGGTAGTAGCGCCCCGCGCTCCGTTGGAACGGCGGGAAGTAGTGCGCCTCCGTGGGATTCAGCATCCGAGAGAAGTGCTTGGTGATGGCGTTGTAGACGACTTGGTCGGGATGGCCTGCTTCCCGCAAATCCGCCGCCGCCACGGATGGGTAGCCGCACACTTTCCGCGACACTGCATCCGCCAGTTCACGCGCCGTCCAATGCGTCAGCGGGGCGTCCGGGGCCGCCATCACGCTCAGGATGTGCTTCGTGAACATGGAAAACCCGGCTTCGCGGGAAATCTTGTCTTCGCTCATAGGCTGGTCTCCACCGCGCCGCCGACGCCCGCCAAAAGGGTGTTCGGGCCGAAAGGCAGGGCCGGCGGCGCGGGATGGAGATTGATGATCGACCCGAACATGGGCGCATCATACACTGCTCTCAAGCATTGTCAAATAACAGGAAGGCGTGACATTCTTGGTCGGATGCGGTATGATGCTTGCGCGGTCCGAGTCCTGTTCCTCGCCGCGCCCGTGGCTTAAGCACCCACAACGCGACGCCCGCCACTCCCTCGGCGGGCGTTGTCGTATCTGGCCCTTGCAAACGGAGCCCCGATGGTGCATGATGATGGTGTTGGGATTGCTTGCCCAACGCTGAACAGGAGACCTGCTATGGCGGAAACGCCGCACGAAGGCGCTGACGGCGGCGCTGAAATCATCGAGTTGGACTTCCAAAAGGAACGTCTGATTCGCGACCCAGCCGTTCACCGATCCCCGCCCGAATCCCAAAGCCCGGACGCGGCGCACCCGCACTTCATCGACGACGGCGACGACTGGCTCACCGGCGACGCCATCCCCCAGCGAGACTGGCTGATCCCCGGTATCATGCCGCTTGGCAGGATCGGTTTGTTGACGGGCGAAGGCGGTCTGGGCAAATCGAGGCTCGCGCTGCAAATCGCCGCTGCCATCGCGTCCGGGGACACGGACTGGCTGCCGGGCACCGGCATCAAGACGGACGGCGAGCCGCGCACCGTGGTCTACGTCACCTACGAAGACGAGAAGGCGGAACTCTTTCGGCGCATCGCCAGCATCGGGTTCGATGATCCTGCATCGCAGTTCGGCGGGCGCTTGCGCCGCCTCCGGCAGGCGGGTGATCTGTGGGGGCCTGCCCCGGAGAGCTCCGGCCATACCAGCACCCTCGGCTCCGAGCGCGAGGCGTTGACCGCCATCAAGGACTACTGCTGTGAACGCGACGCCTGCCTGCTCATCATCGACACGCTCGGCGGCGCGTTCTTGTCGAACGAAAACGACCGCGGGCTGGTCACGCAGTTCTGCGGGAACTTGGACACATGGGGCCAGAACAACGGCGTCACCGTCATGCTGATCTCGCACCCGCCAAAATCGGGCGGCGCGTATTCCGGCTCGACGGCATGGCGTGGTAGCGTTCGCTGGCTGATGTATGCCTCGCGCGCCGAGCTTCACCCTGCCAAAGGGAAGGGCGAGAATCGGACGCCTGCGGTACTCTGGCCCGCGCTCTCAATGGACAAGTCGAACTATGGCATCGAACACGCATCGCCGAAGTGGTGGTTTTCCACGGATCGGCAGCGGGGCATGAAGCTCGAAGGCAAGGCCACCGTCGTCAGCAAGGCCGAGGCCAAGCGGATTCACAACGGCTTGGGCGCCGAGCCGGAGTACGAAGCCGCCGAGTACGAAGCGCCGCCGGAGCACATGTTCTGATGAACGCAGTAGCCGCAGCCATCGCCAAGCACAACCTCACGGCCACGCAGGCCCTCATCCTGTACGCCGTGTCTTGCGCCGTCGAAGGGCGCGTTCCCGCGAACAACTTCCATGTGCGCACGATCACCGGAATCCGCAAGTTCAAGACCGTAGCCGACGCCATTGCCGTGCTCGCCGAAAAGGGCCTTCTGGTCAAGGTCGGTGCCGATTTCGTTACCGATTTCGGTACCGAAAGCGTTACCGAAATGGGCCGATCCGGCGGTCCCTTTAACGCGCGCGCGCTATCCCCTTCTAACGAAGGGGGTGTGTCTAACGACACACAACCCCCTAATGCGGTCGCAAAATCGCCAGTAGGCGATTGCGCCGCAGAAAGCGTCCTAATGGACGAGGAGGCCATGACGGTATCGGTTGGGCAGCCTTCCGAGGGTCAGCACCGAATCTGCGGAGTGGCAGATAGGAAGTACCGAAGGAAGCTGCTCGGCAAGTACGTTGCCGCGTGGAACCAGTGGGTGGAGGGCGTGATGAGCGCCAGACGCGAGAAGGGCGATCTCGAAGTGAACGAGGACGTCGTCGCCGAACTGCGCGTTCACGCCGACTTCATCTTCATCCGCGGGAACTCGATTGACCCCACGGCGCAATGGATCGGCGACTGCTGGGCGAACCCGAAAGGGAAGAAGGCCCGTCTGCGCCTTCTGAAACAAGCGAAGAAGGAGGCCGCGTGATGGACTTCCGCGCACTGGTCGAAGAGACGCACAACGTGTACGACGGCAAGGTGATCTGCCCGAACCCGTCGCACCAAGACGACACGGCAAGCTGCCACATCTACGGCGCGGATCGGGACGACGGCGGCAAGGGCCACGCCTACTGCTTCGGGTGCGGCTGGCATGCGGACGCCATCGAGTGGCTGAAGGTCGTCAAGGGGTTGGACTTCCACGCCGCCCGCGAAGCAGCCGCCCGCCGCGATCTGATCCCCCATCTCCCCCAAGGGCAAATCGAGTTTCGCGCCAGCGCGGCGCCGGCCACGCCGAAGGTCGAAGCGCCGCCGAACGTCGGCAAGCGGGACTACGCGCGGCGCATCTGGGCCGAGGCCAAGCCGATTGCGGGAACGCTGGCGGAGACGTATCTGCGCAGCCGCGCCATCCCGCGAGCGCCAGACAGCAGCACCCGCTTTCACCCGTCGTTGAAGATGAGCGACTTCGGCGCCTTCCCGGCGATCCTGTACGCGGCGACGAACGCGGATGGGGAAGTCATGGCGGTTCAGGCGTCTTGGCTGAACGCCAATGGCACCCGCGACGAGCGCCACTTGAAGAAGAAGACCTATGGCTCCGCCAAGGGCTGCTCCGTGAAGTTCGGCGGGGGCCAATCGAGCGTCATCGTTGCGGAAGGCCCGGAGACCGCCATGAGCGCGGGGATCATCTACAGCACCCCTGCCGAGGCCGTGCTTGGCAGCGCGAACCTCAAGAACTGGCTGCTGCCCGACGGCGTTGTGCGGATCGCGCTGGCAGTGGACAACGACGCCAAGGACGATGCCGCGTCGTACAAGCACTTCTCGGAGCTCGGTACGCGGCTGATGGACGACGGCTACATCGTCGGCGCGTGGGCACCCAACGCGGGGGCGAAGGACTTCAACGACATGCTTTGCCGCAACCCGAATCTGCGCAGGCCGCTCCCCCCGCCCAAGAACCCGCCCGCCAACATCGGCGCGGAAGGCTTGGATCTCCACGCCGAACTGAAAGCGTTGGTCGCCGCTGGCAGGATGCTGGCGGAAGACGCGAAGGCTCTGTTCTTGAACTACCTAGCCAACCGCCCACAGGAGACCGCATGAACCCACCCCTCGACCCCCAACAAGGAGCCAACATGGGCCTCATCCGCCTCGACGATTGCACTTGGGTAGATTCGGACGCCACGACCCATTTCGTGGTCGAACCCGATGACGGCGACTGGGAAAGCGCCGGCGTATGGGAGTTCTGCGCGTTCGCCGGCGATATCTGCGTTCTGCGCAACACGTTCGCAACGCGGGAGGAAGCCCATGCCTGCGCGAAAGACAACGCTAGGGACATGGACTTCTTCCCCATCGAAGGGGAGGACATTCTGCGCTGGTTCGATCCGAAAGCGGTCACGCGGATCACCGCCGAGGATCAAATCTTCGTCGACGAATGGGTCGTCCAAGCGTTCATCGGCTCCACCAGCGTGTACTACAGGAACTACGGCACGAAAGAGGAGGCCGTGGAAGACGCCGCGAGCCTCGCCTACGACATTGGCAACGCGCGGAAGGCAGCATGAAGCCGCCCCTCGAACCCCCGAAATCCGTTCGCACGGGGACGCACCAGATGCCGCTCGCGGACTACGCCGTGCGCATCACTACCGAAGACGTGGTACGCGCCCGTGCGCGTACCGAACTGCAAGCCAAGCGGCTGGCGCTGATCGAGTGGCGCAGGAAGAATCTGACGCCGAAGGTGGAGGTCGTGGCCCCAAAAGGCAAATCGAGTTGACGTGCGCGAAAAGGTGTTGACAACACGTTTTAATCGTGTATGATAGTACCCATGTCCTCTCTCAACGTACCCCAACCCTTCGGCCTGTCGGCGTCCGTGCCGGCGAGAGGGGACATCTTCCGGCGCGTGGCGTCGGCAGGCCGGAGACTCTAACCATGAGCAGCCTTGAAACCAAAGTCCTCGGCGTCGCCGAGGCCGTAGAGGAGGCCACGCTGAACGCGCCCGTGCCGACCCTCTCCGAAGCCAAGCCGCATCTCGACACGCTGGCCATCGCCATCGCTGCCGACGTGCGCCTCCAAGCGCATGCCCGCGGCGACTTCGTTGCCCGCGTTCTGGCCTTGCGCGACGAGTCCGATGTCGCCGCGGTCTACGACCCCACCGGCAACGCCGTCGCCAGCGTCAACGACAAGATCGAGACGCTGTGCGCGGAAGTCATGGTGGCCCGCGAAGACACGCCGCTGATGACCGCCGACATACTGGCCCTGCCGAGCGCCGCGCCGCCGACCATCGCCGAGATCGCCGAAGCGTTCCTGCCCTTCGGGGTGGGCGCGCCGACGGTGCAGGCGACGGTGCAGGCGACGGTCGCCGAGCGCAAGCTGCCGCCTCCGCCCACTTACAACAACAACTATCGCCTCGCGACCCGCGATGCCAAAATCGAACGCTACAAGGCCGAGTGCTTCGGCATGAGCGTCGCGCAAGCAGCGGAGCATCTCGGCGTGGGCGAGCGCACCATCGGCAGCTACCGCGCCAGCCTCGCCGAGCAAGGCGAAACCCCGCCGTCGCCCCATCGTGCGATGACGCACAACGCCTACAACGCAGCGCAAGTCGCCGATCGCCTCGCCCGCGTCGAGCGCTACAAGGTCGAGTGCCATTCGCAGGGTATGACGACCAAGGAAGCCGCGGCGCATCTCGGCGTGAGCACGGCCTCCATCCTCAACTACCGTCGTGTCCTTGTTGCGACTGGCGAAGCTCGCCCTGTCGAGTTGGGGCAAACAACGGCGTTCGCCGCCGCCGTCGAGCGCTACAAGACCGAGTGCCTGTCTCAGGGCATGGGCACCAACGAAGCGGCGGCGCATCTCGGCGTGTGCAGGGAGACCATCCGCAAATACCATAGCCGACTCGTCGAGCGCGGCGAGGCCAAGCCGGTGTCCCACGGCGGAGCAAGGAAGGAACACCGTGCCGTTTGGCAGCGCAACGTCGCCCGCTTCGTGACCGAGTGCCGCGGCATGACCCGCACGGAAGCAGCAGTGCATCTCGGCGTGAGCAAGGAAAGCATCAGCCGCTATTCCAAAGCGTCCGGCGTCAAGCTGACCCGCGAGCCTTCCTCGGAAGTGAAAGGGCGCCGCCAGCGCCTCGTGAACGAGTGCCTGCCGCAAGGGATGACCCGCCTTGAAGCCGCCGCGCATCTCGGCGTCAACAACCCGCAGACCATCAGCAACGACTGCGCGGCCCTCGGCATCAAGCTGCGCCGCCAACCGAAGTCCGCGGACCGCCCCGAAGCCGAAACCAAGCGCTGGCTCGAAGCGGCGCCCGGGCTTGCGAGCCAAGGCTTGACGAAGTCCGAGGCTGCCCGCGAAGTAGGCGCCGCGCCGCCGGCGTTCAGCATGGCGGTCAACCATCACCTTCCCGATCTCAAGTGGAAGTGCGGAACCCCGCTGAACGCGCAAGATCAGCGCTTCGTGGCCTCGGTGCCGAAGCTGGCCATCGCGGGGAAGACCAAGGCCGGCGCCGCCGTGGCGCTTGGCATGGAGTTGCCCGCCTTCGAGTCGAAGCTGGACGCGCTGGCCAAGTACCTTCCGACCATCGTTTGGGCCGACGGCGAGAACGGCTGGTCGGTGCAGCATTGAACGCCCGTCAAGAGGCGGCTTGGGAGGGGCGCTTCGGCGCCCTTCTCTCTTTACGCACAGGAGACACGCCGTGACACCCGACCATCTCAAGCGCCAGCGCCACTTGCGCCGCCTCGAAGAGGTATCGGCGCTCTACGAACACGGCTACAAGATGCGCGAGATCGGGGACGCACTCGGCGTGTCGAAGCAGCGCGCCGCCCAGCTTGTGGACTTGGCCGAGGCCGAGGGCAAATTGAAGAAGCGCCCGAAGCCCAAGGACGTTCTCACGGCGAAGGCTCCGGCGCTGCTGGCCAAAGGCATGAACTGCCAGCAGATCGCGAACAGGCTCGGCCTCTCGCTCTCCACTGTTCAGGTCGCGCGCACCAGCTACCTCGCCCACTTGGATTGGAACGTCGCGCCGTACCAGCGCGTGGCCGGCGTGGTCTGCGCCTGCGGTGCGCCCGCGTTCGCGCACTACCGAGGGGGCGCGGCCATGTGCCATCCGTGCTACGAGAAGCGCCGGCAGAAAGACCGCGTTTAGGGCTTGACACTGGCCTACCGACCCCGTATGATACCTACCCATGACTGGCTCACTTGAACTCGAACTCCTTCCCCCGGCCTCGCCCGCGCACACCGGGCCAGTCACCTTCCGTGCGCGTGGCGGGGACGGGGCGGAGACCCAAACCATGAACGCAACCATCATCGCCGCCGAGAAGGCCGGCATTTCCATCACCGACGCCGAAGCCGTGGAGCTCAGCGAGCGCCCCGACCCCATCGTCCCCTGCTACTTGGGCCAACCGCTGTACCAGCAGCACTGCAAAGCCATCGGCGTGGCGCCGCAGCCGTGGAAGTCCTTGAACGCCGCCGTGAAGGAGTTCTGGGCGTCCGCCGAGTGCGACCTGCTCAAGCGCGACGTGGACGTGTACACGCTCTACGGCATCGGGGAGGCGGCGTAATGGACGCAATCACCATCGGCATCTACTGCGTCTACTTCGGCCTCGGCGTGTGGTACGGCTACTTGTGGCGCGGCCGCCGCGAAACGAAGGCCAAGATCGAACTGATCCGGCAGGCGCGGAAGGCGGCTTTGGACGCGATTGGGTGGCGCGGGTGATGGCCAAGTTCGACCCCGCCGCCGAGGTCTACGAAGAGATGCATGGCGCCGCGTTCGCCGTCATCGGCATCTACGACTTCGGCGAATACCAGCGAGCCTGTTCGCTGCTGCGGATGGCGGATCGGAAGTTCGCCGCCTGCTGGCCGGGGCCGCTTGGCACAGGAGGGCAAATCGCAGTCGGCGCCAACGGCTACGGCGTCCTTGAAGACAACGGAGCTTTGCCATGACCGACAAGATCGACCCCGCCTTTCAGTCCGTCTTGGACGGATTGGACGATCCCTTGAATGAGATCGCCAAGCTGTGCCTGCCGATCAGCGACGCGGCCCAAGACGTGTTCGACAAGCTGCGCGACCTCCACGGCGAGGACGGCGCCAAGATCATGCACGGCCTGTGCGGCGTCCTGTTCGCGGTCTGGCTGGCGACGGCAGTGGAGCGCATTGCCGAGGAAGATCACCCCGCCATACTGCTGAACGTGAAGGCCCGCGTGGACGACGCGGTGTCTCGGCTGCTGCTCGGCGAGTCGCTGCGTTCGCAAATCGAATCGAAGGAGAAAGACTGATGCTCACCGGACGACAGGTATTCGAGGCGCGGCAGCTTGCCAACGCCGAGGCCGGCATTGGCACACTCAGCTGGGACCGCTTGGGCGATGAGATGCGCGGCATGTACCAGCGCATGGCGGAGATCATCGGGGGCGGCCGGCGCCCCTACGTCGTGAAGGTCGGGCGCGTCACCACCTACGTCTTGGACGCCAAGGACGAATCCGAGGCCGAGGAAGCCGCCATCGGCTTCTACATGAACGAAGAGGCCGCGGGCGAAACCATCGACTTGGACGCCGAGTGCCACGACGCCGAAGATGCGGCCAAGATGATGGTGCAGGGCGGCTGGATCGACATGCGCGATGCCCAGAAGGGCTAAGGGCAAATCGAGTTTCACGCCAGAGCGGCGCAAGGGCAAATCGAGTTTCGGTACGCACAGGAGAACCAACATGACCAGCAAGAACAACGCCCTCGATCCCGCGATCTCGGCCATCGAAGCCGACGCCGTGGACGACGCCGACTCGAAAATGGCGGTGCGGTTGTCCGAGCCGCTCGGCATCGGCGCCGCAGCGACCTTGCAACGCTGCATCAACCGGCTCGGCGCCAACAACGCCGCCTTCAACGTCTTCACGCGGTGCTTGGTCACCGAGTACGTCTCGCTGCTGATGGAGAACGTGCCGCCCGCGCACCACAAGGAGGCGCTCGACGGCGTTGCCAGCATGGTCACCACCTTCTCGGCGAAACTCGCTGGCGGGCAGACGCTGGCGGGCATGTTCAAGGACGAAGGCGGCTAGAGGGCAAATCGACTTTTTCGGTACGCACAGGAGAACGCAATGGGACAGAACACTCCCGACTTGGCCCGCCTCGACCGCATCCGCGAGATGGGGCGCACGATGACGAAGGGCGAGATCGCACAGGAGCTCGGCATCACCCGCCAGCGCGTCAACCAGATCGTGAGCAAGCACGGCATCGAGACGGCGCAGGCGCGGGCAACCGTCAACAAGGCGGAGGCCATCCGGCGCATCGAGGCCGAGTGCCAAGGGATGACGCGGCATCAGATCGCGGCTCACTTGGGCATCCCCTACTACTGCGCCGTGGAGTACGCCCGGGACGCCGACGTGGAAGTCGCCGCCAACCAGCACAGGCCGCCGAAGTCCGATCTGACCCTCAAGGTGCTGGCGGAAGCGCCGGGCTTGGCCGCGTCCGGCGTCACCATCGCCGAGGCCGCCCGCCAGTTGGGCATCGGTGCGCCGCAGTTGCACATCAAGCTCAAGAAGTACCTCCCCGATCTCAAATGGCGGGACGGGCGGCGCAAGGTCGCCTAGGGCAAATCGACTTTCCCGCCAGAGCGCCGCAAGGCAAATCGACTTTTTCGGTACGCCAGACGCGGCGCGATCAGCGCGGCATCCACCCGCAACCTTAAAGCCGCCTAGACCTTCCGCCCGGCCGCCTTCGTGATGCCGTGCGAGCGGTAGCGAAAAAAAATCGCCCAAAGGGGTTGCGCTACGCTTTCTAGTAGCGTATGATGTATTCATTGACTGGCTACTGACTAAGGACTCGCCATGACCAACGCGCAACGCAACGCACTGATGATCGCCTACGTCGAAAGCACCTACGGCGTGAAGGTGGAACTCTCCGACCGCGCCGTGAACGACAACCCCGCCGCCGACCGCGTGGGTTACGACGGCAACGGCACCATGCTGATCTGGGATCGCGGGGACGACGCCACGCACCAGCTGATCGCGCATGAAGCCGCCCACTACGTCATCGGCCAAGGCTACGAAGACGACGAAACGGGCCTGCCGCTTACCGAGTTTGAGAACTACACGCTTGACGAGATGGATCACCGCGACGCCGTCGAGCTTGAAGACGAAGTCCACGCCATCGAGCCGGGCATCTACTTCAACGTGTTCGGCTTCGATGCCGCGGTCGAGACCTACGGGGAACTGGCGCATGACGACGTGGACGTCGAGGAGATGGTCGAGGACGCCATCGAAGCGCTGCGCAGCAACCCCGTCGAGGCGAAAGCCCGCGTTGCCAAGATCAAGGCCGCGCCCGGCAAGAACCTCCGCGAAAAGATGGCCAACGCCGGCTACCGCTACGACAACTGGAACCCCGCCGGCTTCAAGCTGCGCCGCGCAGCCTACGCCTAGCCGGACACACACAGAGGACTCACCATGAACTCCCCCAAGACCTTCGCTCCCGGTTCGCATGACGCGCGGATCGCCTTCTACAAGCGCGAAATCGCCAATCTCGAACGGGACGGCGCTTGGCCCAACGCCAAACACACCGCGTCGGAACTCATCGCGTCCCTCAAAGCCAAGATCAAGCGCGTTGAGCGGCGCCAGCGCATCGAAGCCATCGGGTTGCGCTACGAGCACGACGAGGGCGGCGCGTACATCAATCCCTCCCACCGGGGCTTGTGCCTCATCATCGCAGCGGCGCACTTGCTGGACATGGCCGATCCGCAAGGCGTGGGAGTCGGGCTGCTGGTCGAGGACATGATCGCGCGGCACCACAACTCGTCCCCGTGCTTCTTCGAGCAGCGGGCGTGGCTGCGCCACTGGGGTTTCAAGCACATCAGGTTCGGCAAGCGCTGGAGCGACCGCACGGCTTGGCGCACCGGCGACGACATCTACGCCGAGTACGGGAACTGCATACTCGAATCCCTAACGCACGTCAGCGCGGTCGTGGACGGCGTGTTGAAGGGCTCCTACGACGACCGCATCACGGCGACCGGCAGGCCGAGGAAGTTCGGCGGTGTGTTCGTGCCGGACTAGCCGCTACCCCGCCTTGAAAGGGCCGCCTTCGTGCGGCTTTTTTCTTGGGTGCTACAATCGCGGCACTATGACGACGCCCACGAAGCTCACCGAGGACGGTATGGCCATCGCCGAGGACATGGTGCGATGCGGTCATACGCAGGGCGCAGTTGCCAAGAAGCTGGGCTACTCGAACGCCACGTCGTTCGGCAATGCCATGCGACGCAACCCCGCGTTCCATGAGCGCATCAAGGCCGCGTATGAGCAGCGCTTGACTGACTTGCGCGTGAAGCACGTCGATCTGATTGACAAGGCCGCGGACACTGCGCTGCGGATGCTTGACGGCAAGAAGGTCACCAAGGAGGCGCAATCCGTGGCGTTGCGCTTGTTGCCCAAGACGGACGTTGCCGCGCCTGCCGGGGATCATGGCGACGCCGCGCCCAGCAAGGTCGTCATCGAGGTTGTGGCCGTGAAGGACGGGGAGCGCACCACGACCCACGTCTCGGCGCCAGTGGACGCCCAAGCGTGAGTGAACTGAACGTTCGCATCGAGGCTCCGAAGCCGCTGGTGCCAATCGTGGCGTCGATATTGGACGGCAAGCCTCGGTTCGTTGCAGCGCATGGCGGGCGGGCATCCGGCAAGACGTTCAGCATCTGTCTGGCATTGGCTGCAAGGGCCACGCAGTCGCGCCTGTTCATCGTGATGATTCGCGCAACACAGAGCAGCATCCGCGAGTCGTCGAAGCTGGAGTTCGAGACGGCGATTGACCATCTCAACCTCCCCGGCTGGTCGTTCGGCGCGTATGAGACCCGCCATGAGAACGGCAGCCGCGTGATCTATCGCGGGTTGCAGGACAGGACTGCGCCGGGCGTGAGATCGCTGGCCCATGCCGACGTGGCTTGGCTCGACGAGGCGCAGTACATCGAGGACGGACCGTTGCGCACGTTGCTGCCCACCATCCGTGAGGAAGGTTCGCAGATCGTTTTCAGTCTCAACCCGCTCGACCCGGAGCAGTGCGTCTACAAGGACTTCGTCACCGATCACGCCTACCCCGGCATGACGCTGGCGGCGCAAGCCAACTACGACGCGAACGACTGGCTCACGCAGGACATGCTGGCCCAGATCGCCGCCGAGAAGGAGCGCGACTACGAGCGTTACCAGCACGAGTACCTAGGCCACCCCCTGCTGCTGTCCGCGGCGCAGGTGTTCCGCATGGGCGCGGATCGGGACTGGCACCGCGAGGACTTGGACGAGCACGTTCCTCACAACGCCGTTCCGCTCTACGGCATGGACATTGGCATGGGCAAGCACCCGTCAATCGCGCTCAAGGTGTACCAGTGGGGCGGCATCGTCTACGTCGCCCGCGAGTCCGTGGACTACAACCTCACGCACGGCAGCCTAGCCGCGTTCGTAGGCAGGCTCGGCATTGGCAACGGCGATACCGTGTGGTCGGATCATCAAACGCTCCCGTGGCATGCCGCGCCGGACGGCTGGTCATTGCGCCATGTTCGCAAGCAGGCTGGCGGCGAGGACGCGGGCGTCAAATGGCTCAAGGGAAAGCACATGGTGATCCACCCGTCTTGCGAGACGACCCTGTACCAGCTCCCGCGCTACGCTCTCAAGGTGGACGCCAACGGGAACGTGCTGCCGGAGTACGACGATCACGACGACGATGCCGTGGACTGCATCAGGTATGCTCTGCACGAGATGATCTACCGCGGCTCCCCCCGGCCACGGCGCAATCTCAAGTTCGGCATAGGTTAGAATCGGCGCATGAACTGGCTGCAACCCCTCGCCAAGTACCGCGCACTCATGGCGGGCCAAGCCTCTCAGGCGATTGGCCGTCGCAACGCCAGCGGCACAGTCGGCGGTTCGTACATCGGCGAAGAAGGCACGGACGGCTACAAGGTCTCGGCGGTGCTGCAAGGCTCCGGTCGCTTCCGATCCTTCCGCGCCTTGAGAGCGCACGTCTTCGTCGTCGCGGCGTACATGCGCCTAGTCGAGTCCATTGCAGCGCAAGCCCGATTCACGCCGGAAGGCGACGATGACCGAGTCGAGGACGTGCTCAGCGTCCTTGGCGGCACCGGCATGGCCGAGGTTCAGGCCAACATGGTCGAGGCGTTGTCCCTCGGCTACTCGCTGCAAGAGATGGTCTTGGGGCGCGAAGGCGGCATCTGGAAGGTCATGGCCATCAACCGCATCCCGCAGTCCACGATCTACAAGGTCAACTACGACCGCATCCAGCAAGTCGATTCGTTCGTCCAGTATTCGCCCCAGACGGCGGTGATCCCGCGAGCCAAGTGCCTCTACGTCAAGAACGGCAGCGGCGACTGGGGCAACGGAACGCTCATGGACGTGGCGGAGCACGGCTTGCGATTGATGACGCATCAGGACTTCGTCTTCGCAACGGCCAACGCGAACCTTCGCAACGTGCCGGACATCTCGATGCCGGAGGACGTGTACGCCGACGCGAACAACGAGTACAAGAAGTCTGCCGACGCCACTGTGTACCGCCATGCGACGCTGGCCAACTCGCGGTTCACGCGCCCATCGAACGTGCAGGCAGCGTATGGAGCCGGCACCGCAGACCGCCTCATAGCCGAGCCGGAGTACGGCATCGAGCGCGTAGACCCCGTACCCATGATGGACAACGACCGCATCAATGCCACGGCAACCGAGATCGCCATAGGCTTGAACGCTCAGGAGATGCTGCTTGGCTCGTCGGGATCGGGCGGCAGCTACGCGCTGGCCAAGACTCAGATCACCACGCTCATGCAGTCCATCGACGGCGTGTTGGCTCGCGCAGCCGAGGAGTTTCAGCGGATGCTCGGCACCATCTGGCGCTTGAACGGTTGGGGCGACGCGCCGCCCGTGGAAGTGGACAGGGCAGGTTGGCTGGATCAGGAGCAGGCAGCCAACATCGTGGCCCAGATGAAGGGCGTGGACCTCGCCACTTACCGCGACTCCGTGGATCGCGTCCTTGAGCAGGCGGGACTGCCGCCGACCAGCACGGGCGAAGGATCGGAGCCAACGCCCATGAACGAGAACCAAGGCGACGGCGGGGAGGAGATGGACTGATGGCTGCGGTTACGGATTACGGCGGCGGCATTGGCGTGGGCTACGTCAGCGACGCCGAGCGCACTTCGTTCGCGAATCTCTACGGCATTGCTGCGCCGGATCAGGCGTCCGTCGTCAGGGCAAGCCGCATGATCGACCGTCTGGAGTTCAACGGCGACGCGGACGCAACCGGCGATACCGCCAACAGCCTAGGCGAGGACGTCAAGCTGCGGAGGTTCGAGCCAGCGGCGTTGATCTCCGATCGCATCGGCCATGCCGTCGTGCTGATCGCTGCGAAGCTCGGCGACCCAGCAGCAGCACCGCCGCGGTTGCCCCGCCAGCCCGACGTGGTGCGAGCGGGGCCTGTTTCGGTCGAGTACCCCACCAGCACCGAGGACATCAAGCCGCAGATGAGCGACAGCGAGATTCTGGCTCGCCGCCTCGGCATCCCCGATCCGAGGGCAGTGGACTTGCTGCGCCCTTGGCTCAAGCTGCCAGCCGATCTGCTGCAAGATGATCGCCCGCCCGGCACCACGCTCAATGTCGATCTCTACGTTCAGGGGCAGAACATCCCGCAGCGCGGACCACTCACTTGAGCCTCGACCGAATCATCGCCCTTGAGCGCACCGTGCGCGGCTTGGATGCGCGGTTGGAGGCCGTCGAGGCCAAGGGGCGGCGTTCGGACAGTCTTGCGGGCGTGGTCTGCTCCGAAGACGGGTGCGATGCTGCTGCTACGACCCGATGGGGCTATGGCGGCGATCCAATGTGCAGGCCGTGCTACAACCGGCGATACCACAAGAACGGGAAGGCAGCTTGCGCTTGACATTCGCTTGAGTTCGCGTATGATATGAGTATTCCCGCACTCGCCTTGCCAAGGGTATGTGCGGGCCTCATTGAAGCAGCATAGCTGGCTCCGGTGCGGTCGAGGACGTCGACCCCCTTCCCCATCCGAAAGGGTGGGGCCTCATTGAAAACCGCCCTTCGGGGCGGTTTTCTTTTGCCCGCCAGCCGCCCAATCAAATAGTTGTGATGTTGACGCGGGCGGCGCATATCTTGCCGCGCCATGAGCGCCGAGACCCAATTCGTCTGCAAGGCCGCTGGCACGTCCAGCGAGCTCGGATGCGTGTTTGGCTATGCCGCCGTCGAGTCGATTGGCGGGGATGCGTACTTCGACACTCAGGGCGAACAGGTACCGGCGCTGGTCATGGCGAAAGCCTTCGTGGATGCGCCGGATCAGGTCGTCACGAAGGTTCAGCACGACGGCGAAGCAGTGGGCAAGGTGGTGTTCGCAATGCCGATTGGGCTAGACGAGTCGAGCGACCTCGTCAGCAAGTCTGGCACGAAGGGCGTCTATGTCGGCTGCTCCTTCGATGAGGACACGCTGGCCAAGTTCGCCGATGGAACGCTGACGGGCTTCTCGATTGCGGGAAGCGGCACAGTCGAGGAGGTTGCGTAATGCCCGCGAAGGACAAGAAGCGCCGCTACACGAAGATCAGCCTCGCCGAGATCAGCGGCGTTGACGTTCCCGCGCAGACCCCGGCAGTGGCCGAGTTCAGCAAGCGCAACGACACGATCACCCAAGGCGTAGCCAAGGCCGCGCTTACGACCGCCGTTGACGGGCATACCCATCTCATCGCCGATTACGATGGGCAGGGGGCTCTCTCGAACGGCAACACGACGTGGAGCGGTAGCGGCGGCTACGAAAGCCAGCACCAGCACCCGTGGATTCGCACCGAGGACGGCATCGTCATCGGCGAAGCGGATGGACACACGCACACAGTGGCGGAAGTGTCCGTGATGAAGGCGAAACAGGAGACTGACATGCCGGACGAAGTCAACAAAGCAGACGGCGATACCGTCGAGGTCTACAAGGCCGCGGACGGCACCGAGTACCGTACCGCAGGCGAGATCGCGCTTGCCAAGCGGCTCGACGAGCAGTTGTTCGTCAAGCGGGCGGGCGACGAGTTCCCCGTGATCGTCACCAAGGGCGACGACGATGCTGGCCAAGCGCTGGCCGTTGCCGTCATCAAGTCCGGCGACGAAGCCGCGCTCAAGGGCCTGCAAGCCGTCGAGACCGCGCTGGCGGAGACGACCAAGGCAGCCGAGATCGCGGTTGGCAAGGCCGTGGGCAGCACCGCCGAGTCGGACGCCGCCGAAGTCGACTACTCGCCGTTCGAGAAGCAGGCGAAGGAGTGGGCCGCAGCCAACAACGTGGCCGCGATCAACGCGACCGCCGAGTACATCAAGACCCCCGAAGGCCAAGCGGCGTTCGCCGCCTAGCCAGAGTCCACTAGGAGGACAGAGCAATGAGCGTCAAGTTCACCGATTCGGGCCGCGCTGCGGACTTCACCATCGGCGCTGCCGCTGGGATGCACACCGACGATGCCGCCTACATCCTCGTCAAGGTCGGCAGCGACGGCAACGTCTCCGCTGCCACCGCGGCAGCCGACCCCTTCGTCGGCGTCACCCGCGGCCCGGCCATGACGGCCGAGGCGGGATCGGCCATCGAAGTGCGCCAGTCCGGCGTGGTTACGGTTCGCGCACACGCGACCGGCATCAGCGCCGGAGATTCGCTGCAACCGGCCGCGCAAGGGCGAGTGGCCAAGAAAGGCACCGCCGCCGTGACCGACCGCTTGGTCGCAATCGAAGCGGGCGGGGCAGTCGGCAACACGTTCCTCGCGGTTCTCCGCTAGGGCAACCCAGAGTTCATAGGAGGTAACCGATGAACGGAAATCAGTGGTTCGCAAAGGCCGCACCGAGCAACCTCGGCCAAGGCGTGGCGAATCTCGTCGCCGACATCGCGAAGGCGAAGTGGGCCGAGTTGGGCAAGGCGTCCGTGCCGGGCGTGAGCCAAGTGGCGGGGCCGCAGATGCTCAACGACCGCTTGGGGCTGTCGTACATCACGGACATCGGCTATGTCGGGCGATCCGTGTTCCCGATGGTCACCCACGAGCAGATCGGCGGCCAATACTTCGAGTGGGACCTGGACACGCTCAAGAAGGCGCGTCTGACCCTGCTTGGGGATGGCCGAGCGCCGGACGAGCTCGATGACAAGGTCGCCTTCAAGAACTTCGTCTGCGATCTGTACGGCGGACGCCGAAGCATCGGCGATCTGACCCGTGCGAACGCAGGGCGAGGCGTGGACGTGATCCGTCAGGCAGTCGGGTTCTTGATGATGGCCGCGATGGGCACCATCGACCGCGACTTCGTGGACACCTGCTGGAAGACGGGCGTTTGGGGCACCGACGCCACGCCGGGTACCAAGTGGGAAGCCAGCGGCGCGAGCATCGACGCGGACATTCAGGCCGCCGTCGAGAAGCTGGTCAACATCTGGCCCAACCTCGCGGACTTCGTGTTCGTGTGCAGCCTGCCAGTGTGGAACACCATCATGCGCAGCGAGCGCTTCCGCGGCCAAGGTGCCGCAGAGCTTCCGCAAGCTGGCGCGATGCGTTTCCGCGAGATCACCGGCATCAGCCGCATCGTGATCGGCAGCGCTGGCATGAGCAAGTCGGAAGGGTTCCTCGGCAAGCATGCCGCGGTCTTCGTCAGCCCGATGGACAAGGGCCTCAACGACCCGTCCGCAGGTGCCCGCGTGGTCTGGACCGGCATCGACGAGACCGCCACTGACGGCGTAGGCACCCGCACGATGCGCGACGAGCTCCAGTACCGCACGGTCGTGGACGTCCGCATCAGCAACGCCTTCGTGGTGCAAGCGCCCGATCTGGGGTACTTCATCCCGAACGCGATCACCTAGGCCATAGTCGGGGCGGCGGCTTTGTAACCCGTCGCCCCGGCAGCAGCCTTCTAGGAGCGCCGCATGGCTCGCGTCATCGCCGGCATCGACATCGGCGCAACCCTTCGCCAATCCCTTCTGGGCGTTCTAGAGCAGGGTATCGTCCTTGCCCGCGGCGCCACCCGCTTCACCGCAGAGGGCCTGTTCGAGCGCACCCCGGACGGCGGCGCACAGGTGCTGCTGATGCCCAAGACGGGGACGCTCGGCGAAGTGCGGCCCGTGGCAGGCGACTACATCGAGTATCTGGACGACGTCATGCGCGTTCGATCCACGGGCGGCATGGACGACGTCTTCTGGCAACTCACCTGCACTCCGGCGATTGACCGCACGGCGAGGCCAGACGCCCCAAGCCTAACGCTGGCGAAGCTCAGCAACTTGAACGTCAAGGCCAGCATCTCTCAGCAAATCCCGTCAGGCGCGTTCTTGCGAACACGGGTGCGGCGTGGCGGCAGCCCGTTCTGGTTCAACGATCTATACCAGCGCACTCGGATTCGCACCATCAAGTTGCCGGGGGCAGGCGTGTACGAGATCGGCGCAGCGATCATTGCCAAGGACGGCACGGCCTCGACAGAGGCGATTGAAGTGTTGCCGGAGGCCGCCTAATGGCTACGTTCGGATCGGGAGGCGTCAAGCTCCGAGACACTGGCCAGCCCGCGGAAGGCACGGCCCTAGTCGGCAGCGCGTTCGCGTTGCCGCTGATCTTCAAGGTGCCTGTCAACGGCGTGGATACGCCTGTGGACCTCACGACGTGGACAGTCGAGGCGAAGGCCGAGTTGCGCCACAGCGCGTGGACTGCGGACGATGAACTAGAAACGCTGGGCAAGGTGATGGACGGCACTAGCGTCATCGACGTGCCAATCACAAAGGACGCCGACCAAGGGAACAACCCCGGCCTGTTCTACATCAACATCGCCGCCGACGTGGTGCCTGCTGACGCTCGCAACATCGCCATAGACGAGACGGACTTGCCGACGCTCACGACGTGGATTCGCATTGCGAACAGCGGCGACCCGCGAGTAGAGCAAGCGCGGGTAGCCATCGGCTTCCGGCGTGGCTACGGGAGCCTCGCATGACCCCGTGGGGCGCGTACCAGACCATCAAGGCCGCCCTCGATGCGGCGATACCGGGCGCCCGCGTGGTCGCGCTCGGCACGGTTCGCAACAACACGCAAGACGACCAGCCGTGGATCAGCGTGGACATTAACCACGTTTCCGATCAAGGCGCGGACGCCTTCGGCGAAGACGACGTTCAGCAACGCATGCAGGTCGCGGTCACCGCTTTCAGCGCGGCTGACAACCCAGAACGCGCACTGCAACTGGCAGAGGAAGCCCGCAAGGCGCTCGCCAGCTTCGTGGAAGACGGCATCTACTTGGGGCCGGGCAGGTTCGCGGAAGTGGCTGCGCCCGACGCTTGGTACGGGCTTTCCGTTGTGTTCAATCAGGCCGTTTACGCGCAAGGGTGATGCGCTACAATCACCGCACCAGCCACTAGGAGGCTAAGGCAATGGCAGATCAAACCGTCAGCGGAGTTTTCCGCAGGCTGTACTGGGACCCGGCGAAGACGGACCTCGCGTCCTTGGGCGCAGGCGCGACGCCGACGATCGAGGAACTCATCAAGACGACCAACCCCGTCTGGGATGACACGAAGTTCGTCAGCAATGTCCGCACGATGCCCGACTTCGGCGGCGAGGCCAATCCCATCGTGATCGAGCCGTTCGGCGAAGACGAAGCGGTGAACATCGCGGGGCAGGCGCAGCCCTCGAACGCGACCGTGGAAATCTACTACTCGGCCGAGAACGACAAGCACAACGCGCTCTACGATCTGGCGAACGGCGCCGAGCTCTGCGTAGGCATCTTCGTCATCAGCACTCCCGGCACCGGGGCCAGTCCGAAATCCCCGACCGCTGCCGGCATCAAAGGCGAATGGCGGATTCTGGCCGGCACCAAGCTGGGCAAGGGCAACTTCGCTGGCGGCAACGTCAACGACCCAGACCTGTACTCGTTCAGCATCGCGCTTGCGACCGGCGCCGCCGGCAAGTTCCTCGTCCGGTCCGCGTAGGCTTGACCGATGGACTACCGCGAAATCGAGGGCGCTCTCAACCTCATCCGCCTCGAAGGCGAGGGGATGGAGGCGTACCTCGACCCGGAGTATTCGTGGGAGAAGGTCGAGTTCGACTTCGACGCGCCGGAGGAGGACGCCGATTTCAACCGCGGCTTCGTTGCCGCCGTCTGCAAGGCCGGGTATCTCTACGTCGGGAAGGACAAGGTGCAGGTGCCGGAAGACGGCATCGAGGGCTGGCCGCAAATGCTGATTGGCCAAACCGCTGGGCGCATCATCTCCACGCTTGCGCTCTACGGAGTGCGGCGCCCAAAGTCGAAGTCGCCGGAAGGGCCGGCGGGAACCCCTACCTAGAGACGCCACAAGGCCGCGTAACCGCCTTTCTGGTCTCGCAGGGGCATACGCTCGACTCTGTCAAAAGCCTCCCTGTGGCGCTTCTGGGCGCGATCTCGACGCAACTCGAATGTGGGTATCTGGGTGCGGAAGCCGTCAGGGCGGACAGGTACGACGCCTACAAGATCGGTCTCGCGCAGGTCAACATCGTTGGCGCGGCGAACAGCAAGCGTTGGCGGCAGAACGAGCCGGTCAGCTTCGATGAATACGCGCCTCCGGCAGGGTGGACCGAAGACGACGTGCTTGAGGCGAAGAACCGCCGATTGGACGCGCAGTGGTAGTAGGATTGACGCATGAACGAAGTCGCACAAGCCTTCGCGGACGCGCTCCCAGAAGCGTTGGGCGAAGCCGCCCGCCAAGCAGCCAACGAGTTGCAGGCTTCCGCACCGAGGGCCAGCGGCGAGTTGGCGTCGAGCGTCCGCGCCGTCCGAGACACGGTTCGCATGGAAGACCACGGCTACTTCATCAATCGCCGCGGCCGGCATCAAGGGTGGATTGAACGCGCCACTGGCGGGGAGGTCGTCTAATGGCCGACATCATCCTGCCAGTACGGTTTCGAGACGCGGAGGCGCGATCCAGCGTAGATCGCTTGCAGCAGGCGATCAACGCACTCCGTACCGACGTTCAGCAACTCGGCATTGCGTTTCAGTCCGCGACTGGCCCGGCCACGCGGTTTGGATCGGCAGCGGCGACCGGACTGGCTCGCGCCCATGCCAGCAGCAGCGGTCTCCTCGCCAACGTCCGATCTCTCAGGGGCGCGTTCACCGGCCTATTCGTCGGCGGCGGTCTGGCACTGGCGGTAAGGTCGTTCGCACGGCTCAACGACCAAGCGACCAATACGCGCTCGCTGCTGCGGCAGATCACGGATTCGAGTGCGGAGCTTGAGAGGTCGCAAGCTGCCATCTACCAGTTGGCTCTTGACCTCAGAACGCCGGTGCAGGCGATCACCACGCTCTACAGCCGCACGGCTTTGGCCCTAGGCGACGCCTACGATCCCGCCCGTGTGGAGCAGTTCACCCGCGCAATCGCGCAACTCGGACGCGCTACGGGCGCAACGGAGCAAGAGTTCGTCAACGCCACCCGCCAGTTGGTGCAAGGCTTGGGTTCGGGCAAGTTGGCAGGCGACGAACTGCGGGGCGTCCTCGAAGGGCTGCCTGCCGTAGGTCGCGAGCTCGCCCGCGAACTCGGCGTTCCCTTCGGGCAAATCCGCCAACTTGGGCGCACTGGCCAATTGACGCCACGAGTCGTGTTCGATGCGTTGTCCGGCTCCGGCGTGGGCGAAAGGGCCGAGTCCGCGTTCGCCGAGGTCGGGCTTACCTTCGGCCAAGTGTTCGACCAGTTCATCACCGAACTACAACGCGAGTTCGGCGCGTTGGAGCAGACCGGAACGGTCCTTGAAAACCTACAGGAAGTCTTGATCGGCAAATTGGACGAGAACGGCGAGCGAACAGGAGGTCTTACCAACGCGATCGTCGGCTTGACCTCTGCCGTGACTTCGCTGGTCAGCTTCCTCGGCATCGGCGGCACCGCTCTCGGCCTCACCGGAGTAATCGGCGCACAGGCGGGCATCGGCGCTCTGTCGTCTAGGCGCAGGAACATCTTCGGCGGTTCGCAGAACATCACGGCGCTGCTTGCAGGGCTGGGCGCTGAAACTTCGGACGACGTTGTGCGTCTGACTCGCTCAGGCGCGATCACGTTGACAAAGCCAGAAACCGAGTTCGGAGAGCGACGTTTTAGAGTAGGAAACCGGGCAGTGTATGACCGCTTTGTAGCGGAAGTGGGGGTTCGTAGGGCCGACGCTGCGTTTGGCGCTCTGCAAGAACGTGGCGCACGGGATTTCACCGCATTGCGAGACACCCTCCGCTACTTGGACCGCGTTGGCGGCGCTGGCACGGCAGGGCTTGGAAGAACTGTCTCCCGTTCGCCTATCGCCACGGCGTTTAGGGCGGTGCCTCTGCCTCTGCCTGTCAAGCTCGCAGCAATCGGCGTCGGCGTCATCACCAGTCTTGCGGCGATTTTCAGCGCGGAGGCTCCAGAGGAGGGGTCCCGCGTCAGGTTGCGTTCCGACGAGCGGACACGCAGGGGCGGCTTGACGTTCGACGGCTTGGCGGACTTTGTGAACCCGTCCGGCAGGCCGGGGAGCCGCCGTGTGCGCCTTCGCCAGCAGCGTCCGCCAATCCTGTCGCCGTTTGCCCCAGACATCTCCTTGGCAGGCGAACGGGCTGCCCGCGTTACGGGTCCCCCGACGCTTGAGGAACTTGTGAATGATGCGGTCTCTGCGAGCATCCCCGGCGCATGGGGGCGCTTCATAAACCGCTATGAGAACCAGCGCTCCGAAGTCGACGACCTCCTTGACCGCCTTGCGCGGGACAGAGAACGCGAACTCCAGTCCATCCTGTTCATCGGCAATGAAAACAGCCGGGCCGTGGAGTTGTTTGACGCCTTCGACTCCCCGCTCAGGGATGGCGAGATTCCTACCGCTAGACGCACTCGGGATCGCAACGACCTCGACCTCACCATTGCGGAAGTCATCCGCATTGGTGACGAATACGAGCGCCAGTTCGATGAACTGGAACGTCAAAGCGAGCAAACCGCCCGCGACGTTCGCTCCGAGTGGTTGAACACCTTCGCCGACATCGGATCGTTCGCGCGCGGCATCTTCGATTCGCTGGATGGCTCTACGGACGGGCTGATTCGCGCCGCACTGGAACTTGGGCGCATCCTAGTCCGCCTAGACGTGGCCCGCGAACGCGAGAGCGGCGTAACGCCCAGCAACGCAACCGTCTTCGCCCGCGCCTTGTTGGGCGGCGTACCGGCCTTCCACGAGGGGCGGCTCCCGTCGAACTTCAACGACAACCGCGAGATGGCAGCCATCGTCCGGCGCAACGAAACGATCCTCACGCCGCAGCAACTACAATCCGTGGCTGGTGCGGGTGGCGGGCGCGGCAACGTGTACGTCGATCAGAAGGTGGAGCAGGTGATTTCCGACGATGCGGTATTGGACGTGCTGCGAAGGCGCGGGTTCGAGGCCGGAATGTACTTGCAGGGAGCGGTCTAGATGCCAGTCGTGTTCCTGGGTTGCCACTTGGCCACGCCGCTCGACTTGAAGATGGAGTCGACGCGGGTCACTTCGCGGTCGTGGAGCGGCAAGGTTTCCGAGGCTGGCCAGCCGGACGACGCGCTGCACTTGATCGCGGCCATCGTTCCCGACCATCACGGCGCAGCCAACATCGCGGGGCGCATCGGGGCGCATCTGAACCGCTATGGCACCGCCAAGCCGTGGTCGGAAAAGGTGCCGCTGCAACCGGGGACGCTCGACGCCGATCAAGCGGATCGCACTGTCAGGGCCAAGACCGCTGCCGGAGTGTTGGACGTTCCCGCGTCCGGCAGCGTGGATGGCGTCCACGAGGGCCTGTTCATCACCTTCGGTAGCCAGAAGCGCGTCTACGAAGTCCGCTCGGCATCGGGCAGCACCGTCACGCTGAACCGCCCGCTCGAAACCGCGCTGGCTCGCGGGGACGCCATCAATTGGCAGCCGACCATTGATTGGGTGTGGGGCATCGACTCGGTGAACAACCCGCCCATTTGGACGCGGGGCATCAACGTCGGGATCGGTTGGCTCCTCGATGCGTGGGAGGCGGTCTAGTGTTCCGGTTCATCGACTCGGCAAATGCGCCCATGACGGGCGGAGTGCTGCACCCGCTGCTTGAATGGACGCTCCCTGCGGCTCTAGGCGGCGTCAGGCGTTGGTCCGCGTCCAAGCGTACTTTCACCCTAGGCGCGGACGAATACGCCCCCTACGGCTTCCTAGGGGGCATAGAGCCGCCCCAAGCCGCTTCGTTGCCCACGGATAACGAAAACTGGTCGTTCGTGCTCTCCGATCCCGAAGGCGAATGGCAGACGCGGCTCAAGACCTTCGCTGGCGGCAGCAAGGCCGTCCTTCGCGCCATGCTGGTGGACGAAGCCACGGTTAGCGCCAATGCCATGACGCTGGCAGTCGGGTGGGTGCTGTCGGCTACGCCCGTGGAATCCGAAGACGAAGGGCGGATCGTCAGTGTGCTGCTGTCGAACGAGTTCGGCGTAGAGCAGCGCGATGCGTCTCTCCCGATGACGCACGATACGGAGCGTTCGGTAAGCGCCGTTGCGAACTCGCTCAAGCAGGCCGGCAAGACCGCCGCGCTCAGTTGGGGCGGCACCCAAGGAACGAGGCGAGACTGATGCCGCAGCGCCCATATCTGCTTTCGCGGACGCATCACACGACGCGCTTCTCCTCGGTCAAGGCGGGAGCGCGGAAGGCGGGCGCGTTTCTGAAAGGCAACGCATCCTTCGTGCTGGCCGGTCTCGAACTCCTGTACGGACGATACCAAGCGCGAAAAGCCGCCAGCGCAGCAAGGGCCGCCGCGGCCGACTCGGCGACCATCGACATCAGCATCAACAACGCCGACACGGGGGACAACATCCCCGTGGCCATCGGGCGGTGCGTGGTCGAGGGCAAATCCGCCTACCTAGCCACTGGCCAGCGCGTTCCGTGGACGCCGCGCAGCAAGGCGATCTACAGCGACGGAACCGCGCTTGGCAGGCTCGACTACACGCGCAGCGACGTGGGCGTTGGCCATCGTGATCCAGTCAACGAGGCGAACAACCGCCAGACGTTCCTGCTCTCTCAGGACATCATCTGCCGCCACGCCGTCAGCGAACTGCGCTTTGCGATGCTCGACGACGAGCCATACGTCACCGGCTGGAACACGAGCCGGTTCTTCCCCACGGCAACCGGCAACGACGCCTTCCCCGTCGTGTTCGAGCTTGGAACGCCCGGCACCGCGTCCGACATGGCGACTCGGTTCGACGAAGGCTACGACGGAACCCACGGGAACAACCTGCACGAACGGGACGCGAACAGCAGCTTCCCCCTCGGCGCGTTCGTTACAAGCATCGCGTGGAACGACGTGTTCGGAGTTCCCGCCTACCGCCGAGTGCCGCGGTATTCGTACCAGTTCCTCGGCGCGTTGTTGGCAGGCGTCAAGAAGTCCGGCAGCACCTACTCCAAGACAGACGCCGCCTACAGCAACCTCGCGCCGCTGGCGTTGCTTTGGGTGTATGAGGCGTCTTGGGGCATGGACGTGGGAAACGCCGCTCAGAAGACGCTACAGAGCGTGTTGGAGGCATTGCCGCTCGCCCAGAAGATCGTGCAGGGCAAGGGCGGATTGGATGCCGAGGCGTATCCCGCAATCTTCAACGCCATCGAGGGTACGACCTACAGTACCTACGCCGACGCCTTCTCGGATCGCGACTACGTCAGCATCGCCACTCTCAGCCGTGGCCGAACCGACTTGACGACTGGCACTGGCTTCGAGACGGGCTGGCCGCTGCCGGACCTCACGGGAAACACAAGGGGCAACATCCAATCGGTTGCCAGCCGCATGATCGGGCCGGACGACCAGAACTGGCTGATCCGCTACGGCGAGGCGAACGGCGTCCTGTTCCCCGCGGACAACCGCCCGTCACTGCTTGTCGAGATCATGCAGATGATGCCGTTCGCGTCCTTCGCACGGCAGCTTGAATCGGGCGAGCGCGAACTGCGCTGGCCGGACCTCAGCGGCGCGGTGCCGGCGGCGGACTACACGCTCACCGGCGACGACGTGCTTTCCCACGCGATCACGCCGCCTGCCGATCCGGCGACGAACGTGCGCGTGGCCTACGCCGAGAGCGCGGAAGACGGGGCTGCGGAAACGCACACGCTCTTCGACGAAGAACGGGCTGGATCAAGCACCCACGCCGCGGACTACTTCGCCGCCCGATTCGGGAACCGGCGCAACACGCTCCGCATCACCGCCGCCTTGGTGGACAACCAGTACGCCGCCGCCTTCATCGGCTGGTGTGCAATGTCCGAAGTCCTTGCCGAGCGCGTGGCCATCGAGCGCAACTGCATCGCGGGCTACTCTGACCCGGGAGACATACTCGAACTGTCCATCCCCGACCGCGCAGTCAGCGTCAAGGTGCTGGTCGTCACAGTGCAGACGAACTTGCTGGCGAACACGCAGAACATCGGCGGCATCGTGCTCACCGATCACATGGCCGCATGGCCGGTTACCCGTCGCCGAGGCGTGGAAGAGCCTAGCGAGCAGCCGCCTAGGGGCGACGAACCCTTGGACGCCATCTGCGCCGAGTGGAACGATGATCGGCAGCTTGTGCTTATCGACTTCGACTGCGGCGAGGATGATTCGGGCAACGTGGTGCGGGTTCCCGCCTTCGAGGCAGGGTGCGACGCGGATCGGGACTACGTCATCGGATCGCCGCCGATTGCGCTCCCCGTCTACGGGCCGGGCGAGGCGACCTACACGCTCACGGGCCTGCCGACCGGCGTCACCTACGACGCGGACGAGCATCAACTGGTCGTTGCCAACAACACGGCCACTGGCTCCTACACGGTCAACGTGGCTGGCGCCATCGGGGATCACTCGGCAACGTGCGCGTTCAAGCTCACAGTCCACGAGGCGGGCGCGTCCTTCGCCATCAGGCCCACGCTCAGCAACGTGGACGCGACCTTCGAGGGCGGGGCATGGCGCGTTCGCATGGCTAGGGGGCAGCGCCGTTTCGGGATCAGGAACGGTGCGGTCGCGCTCACGGACGCCGGACTGCCGGCCTCGATGGCGTTTACAATCAAGTCGCCAAGCGCCGCGGACAGAACGGAAACCGTGAACAGAGCCAGCGACGGAACAATCACGGGATCGACGCCGTGGAGCATCGACGAGTTCACGGACTTCACCATCAATTTGGAAGCCGTGCTGACCATCCAAGCCGTGGCAGGCAGCGAAACGGTCAGCGTCAACCTCATCGTCACGAGGCCCAAGGGGTAGGCCATGCCGCGGCAAACCGAATACCGCCGAGGCGTGGAGGCGTGGACAAGGATCGGGGAGACCGATCTGGCCACGGGCGGCATCGAGTGGCGCCCGCCCACCAGCGGCAGCTACCAGTTCAGGTCGCGGAAGACGGACGCGCTGGGCGAGCACGGCCCCTACAGCTACTCGAACCGCGTGGAAGTCGCGCTGCGCCATCCCGACATCGTGAAAGACCTCCCCGCAGGCAAGGACTGCCCGCCTGCCGACGAAGGCGAGTACCTGCAAGGCTGGTCGCTGCCGGACGGCAGCCGCCGGTGGATTCGCAGGCCGATCTTCGGGCCGATTCCCGACCAGTCCACGATCACCGAGAAAGGCGTTGCCGGCGTGATCTGGGGCATCGACAACATCACGCTTGTCCACAACAACGGCGTCTATCAGCAATACGAGCGGACGCAAGCCGACCGCGAAGGCGCTTGGAACTTGAGCGACGTGTTCTCGCGGGACGGCAGCACGGACATCTACGTCGACTTGGTGCGCTACCGATCCAGTGATCGCCAGTTCGCCGTGCGTTTCAGGACGGGTAGCAGCAACACGAATCTAAGCGCAGACCTCGGCGACCTAGGCTTGGCCTTCCGGTTCGACGACGGCAGCATTGCCTTCGCTGACGTGCGGAGTGGCACTCTGTACACGGGCAACGCCGACGCATCGCAGATGGCAGTGCTGGCCGCCAAGTTCAAGGGTGCGAACGTGGCGGACGTGGACGTGCGCGCCTATCGCAAGGACGAGCGCTGCTCCGGCGACGAGTTGAACCCGTGGGTGGAGATTCAAGCCGCAGGCGGACGCTACATCGAGCTTGTGATCTACACGAAGGTAACGCGGGGGACTGCCGCTCCGGCAGCACCCACGGCGGCATCCTACGACTTCGATACGGCTGTGCTGACTGGCGGGGGCGTCTGGTCTTTGACGCCGCCTGCCGTGGAGGACGACGAGGTCGCCTACGCTCGGATTGGCACCGTCAGTTCCACTGCGCCGGGCAGCATCGTTTGGAGCACCGCCCGCGTGTGGACGGCAGGCGTGGAGTTGGACGCCATCTATCGCCGGAGCGTCACCAAGCCGAATCGTCCGGCCAACTCGGCGACGCAAGTACCGACAGGCTGGTCGCCATCGGTTGCGGCGACGACGGGCAACGTAACCTTGTGGCTCGTGAATCAACACAGGACGGGCGAGAGCGCGGTATGGCAGCGCGGGGAAGTCCTTCAAGCCGAAGGCACGGACGGCGAAGCCAAGCGCGTGGAGACCATCTACGGAGCGCACACGGAAGACACGCTCACCAGCGCCCAGCAGCCTCTCGACTCTTGGACGTTCGAGCAGGTGCGCCGTGGATCGCCGATCACGCGAAGCGGCGTGGTGTGGGCGTCCAATCTCACGGATGCCGGGTTCAGCAAGGACAAGGAGTACGGCTACGTCGCAAGGCGGGAAGTACCGAACGACGCCAGCCGCGGCGACTCTGTCGACGACGTGTGGGACGTCAACCTCGAAGCGCATTGGGGCCTAGGCGCACCGGCAGGGCTGCTCACGCGGTTCATCTACGACGACATTGGCACCGTCAGCGGCGACGGCAAGTACCAGTTCTACGACGGCGGCAGCACCACAGCGCGAAGCGGAACGGCGCTCAATGGCGACTGGTCGCGCATCAAGGCCGCGGACTATCTCGAAATCGGGGATACCGAGAAGGACGGGTGGCCGTGTCTCGAACTCGGAGATTTGACCACGGACGACTTCCTCGTCTATGAGCCTAGCAGCAGCCAGTGGGTCGCGTTCGACATCTCAAGCGTCACCGAGATCACGGGCGGCTGGCGCTTCGGCATCAGCAAGACGGAAGTCAGCGACGGGGGCGGCGCAAACATATCCACGGCGGGCGGGAACAACGCGGACTTCTACTTGAGCGTCCCGCGACGGCAAATGCCCCAACCGCTTCGAGGCGCGGCAGCCTACAACGCATCCCGTCGCCAGCCGCCGACGAACAGGTCGGGCTACTTCGACTTCCACTCGGCAAGTCCGCCATCCACGGCGAACGACCTCAACCAGCTCAGCCACGCCGTCAAGCAGGCGATAGTCATGCAAATCTACGAGGACGACGAGCATGGCAATCTGTTCGACTCTCTGGCGGCGCTTGTGGACGGGCAGTACATCGCCATCGCCGTGTTGGACACGCCGTACTGGGTGGCGTGGAAGGTCACCAGCGTCTCCGAATCGAACGGGCTCTACACCATCGGGCTCGAACTCTACTCATACGCAACTTCGCTACGGGGGCCGGACATCGTCCGCTACGGGACTGCCGCGGACGTGGAGTTCTACGTCACGCCGTTCGTGCCTGCCTCGGCGGACACGCTTGGCCTCAAGCTGCGCCCCATCGACGACGTGCAGGAAGGGACCACCAGCGTCCCTTACATCGCGGACGTGTATGGAACGGCCTTGGCCAACGCCACGCCGAGCTTGCGAGCAAACATTGGCCGCGCTGGTCCCGGGAACCTGCCAAGCGGGTACCGCGTCAGCAATCCGGTCTGGAACAGCGCAACCCGCACCGCAAGCGGCAACATCACGCTGCCAAGCTCGATCACCGCCAACGAGCGCTTGTTCGTCGGAGTGCAAGCGCGGGTCGCGGGCGTGGACGCCATCGGACGCGATAACGAGTTCGTCGAGCATGTCGAAGGAGCAGCGACATCGGGGAAACTGCCGACGCTCACCGACTTCACCATGAGGGCGGGGGCGGAAAGAGGATCAGTGGTCTTCTCGCCGGGTGCGCTCCACGCCAGCGCGACGAGTTGGGAATACAACGTCGCCACAAGCGCATCGGCGTTGGCAGACGACATCCGCGCCGGCAGAGGCTGGGTCAGCGTCCCCAGAGGCACGACGACCGCGACCTACACGGCTCGCGCCAACCGTACTTACTACGGAACCGTGAGGCAGGTGTCGACGGATTCCGCGTGGAACACATCCGATGCGGCACCGACGAAGAACGCCACTACCAGAGACACGACGGCCTTGGCCGCACCTACCGCAACCGCCGGCAGCAACGCGGTGGGGGCGGTGCAAGTCAACTGGTCGGCGTACCCGACAGGCGCGAACGGCGTGGCAATCGAATACAAAAAGAGCTCGACCAGCAGTTGGGTGGGAGCTACCCGCGTCAACGTCATAGGATCGGTTCAGACGCGGACCATCACGGGACTCGACCAAGGAGCCCGGTATGATTTCCGCGTGGCCTTCACCCCCGCAGACGCCCTCCACCTGCAATCGGATTGGGACGAAGTGGACGACGTGCGGGTGCGGTTGAAGTTCCCGGCGCCGTCGTTCACGTTGGGGAACGCGCGTCAAGCCCTCGATCCTCCGAACCACTTCCTCGCTACGGTCACACCTACCCTGCATAGCCTCGCGAACCGCTACCGCGTTGCACAAGGCACAACAGCCGATCCGTCGCAATGGTCTTCCGCAGACGTCACGACTCACAGGTCATCTGAGCGCTCAACCACAGTTACCGGCATCAGAGGCCGCACCACATACGTTCGGCTCATGCAGTACAGGTTTGGCACCGACCCGACTTACGGCGACAGCGAATGGAGCGCGGTGCAGTCCGTGACATTGAGCTAGTCGTCAGCCGCAGCCATGCGCTTGGCCCACTCGCGCCAGTTCCAGCCGTTCTTGGCAAAGCCTTCGGCGAAGTTGCAGTAGAAGCACAGGACGCTCTCCCATCCTCGCGGATCGCTTGGGGGGTACGCATGGTCGTGATGGAGGCACCAGCCTCTTTTGCCCGGATCGTCGGTGCCGCAGCCGTCGCACTCACCGCCTTGCTCTGCCAGTTTCTCTTTAAGCCATTCGCCGGCGCCGGGGGCGAATTTGCGGTCGCGGTTCCTTTCGGACACACAGAGGTTGCAGTCGGACCTCTTGCCGTTCGGCGACGTGGGGTTATTGGGGAACTCGCTCAGCGGCTTGATCTTGTGGCATATCGTACATTCCTGCATCCCGGGTCCGACTCCGTTGCCGATCATATCCATCGGGTCGTGGCGCCGCACTTGCCGGCGCAGGCGCGCCAACTTTTCGCCGCGGTACTGCTGCTTGTAATGCCCCACGCACAACCCGTGGGCTTTGTAACTGACCGTCTTATCGCACTCCCAAGCGCCGTGTCTATCGACGCCGGATGCGCTACACTTCATGGCCATTGGCGGGTCGCTCCTGTTCAGCGTTTGCGGGGGGTGCGGGAACACCCAACGACCGCCATACTACTCGAACGCGGCTAGAGGATCAAGAATGGCTTCGGTGGTCTCCCCAGAAGGCAGTGGCGCAGCCGTAGTCGAAGGCTCCGCAGCCATCGTTCAGCGGCTTGCGCCCTTCGCGGCAGCCATTGGGTCGCAGTTGGCTACCATGCGTTTGCCGCAGAACATGGCGGCAAATGCCGCATCCAACTTCCCGGGTTGGACCAACGTCACGGCGCGGGCCACGGCTGACAACAGCCTGCCTACCGATACGACGCCTTCCAAGCTGCGCCTGCCCACCACGCTCGAACGGACAGAGAGCGGCATCGCGATTTACGCGGTCAGGGACGACGTTGCCTACGCGCCGATCTTCTTCAACTACGGCCACGACACGGGCGATGCCGGAGTCGAGTACCAGCTTGTCGGGCTTGCGGGCGAGTCTCTGAACGTCCAAGTGCGCTACCCAGACGACGGGGGAGCCCCCTACGTCGCCGTCAAGGTCGCTACCGGCCCATTGGGCGAGAACGTGGACATCACGGTCAGCATGGCGCAGGACGTGGGGGTCGTCAAAGCCGCCCTCGAAGCGCTACAAGGCTCGCTCGCGCATTTGCAGAACGAGTACCAGCAGCTTGCTGGCCAAGGGCAAAGTGGGCAAGGGCAAGGCGGTCAAGGCGGCGTTCCCGTGGTCACCACGGCGCTCACAAGCCTCTCCCTGCAAGGTCGCACGGTCACGCTCGATTGGATGCGGAACGGGCAAGTTCAGCCGCCGCTGACAGTCAACCTTCCGGCAACGCACACCTTCGAGTTGGTGCATGACTCGGCCGGGCTGGCGGCGGCGGACACTGCGGACACGCTGCTTGCCACGGCAGCCATTGCGAGCACGACGTTCGTAGCGGGGGACATCCTCGCCTACAACACGGCGACGAGCGCTTGGGTCAAGATCATCAATCTCGGCTCGACGGCGCACGTCATCGCGAACGGCAGCATCGACATCCACATGCTGTCGTCCGCATTGCAGACCACGCTTGGCAACCTCCTCACGCTGGCCAGCGTGGATCAGGAAGTACGCAAACTCGTCGAGGCGTTCTCCCTCAAGGCGGGGGCGGATCGCATCCCCGAAAAGCGGTTGCCACTCAAGCTCGACAACTTCATCGACGCTTTGAGCGGCGGTACTTGGTCGGACTCGACCACAGGGCGCGTAGCCATCTCGTCCGTCGCCGATCCGGCCAACATCGAGGCGTTTCCGTTCGCTACGCAACTCAGCGGGCCTAGGTACACCAACGACTGGTACGCCACCAAGCTGCCGGAGAATGACAGCCTCTCGCTACGGCGCATCGCAGTCGGCGAAGCCGCCGTGGGCTACTGGCAACTCTTGCCGGCATCGACGTGGACAGAGCGGGAGCACAACGGCGGGTTCCGCTACTTCACGGTGCCATTCGCAGACCTTCCCGCGAGCTCGACCGTTCGAGTGCAGGAACTCACCCCGTTCGAGTTGGACCACGAGATACTTGGGCTGGTCGCGTTCACCGAACAGGAACGGACTGCGCTACTCGCGGCTTTGGACAACCCCTTGCCAGTGGCCACGGCTCAGCAAGTCGGCTATGTCCCGAAGGTGGGCGCGAATCTCAAGTACGCGCTCGCCGAGATCGCAGACGACGTGCGGCAAGGGACGTGGGAAACGGACGCGAACGGCAACGCCGTCATCAATCCCGCGCCGGGCGACGTGCCATCGAACGTGCTGCTTGAAGTTGGGCAACGCCTCTACATCAACGGCGTAACGCGCTGGATCGAGATTGCCGAGGCCCAGAACGTCGTTCAGAAGGGCGATGAGACCTATCCCGCCCACGTCGTCACCCCGAACGCGGAACTGGCGAACTCGCGCTTCCAAGTCGAGAACTACGCGAACGCGACGCGCAACGACCAAACGCTGCGCTTCGACGGGTGGACGGATCAGTTCATCTCGTCGGGAACGCCGCCTACTCAGCGCAATTACGGCGCAGCCCACGCGACCGCGCTGCCGGCCGGGTTCAACCACGCGACCTACTACCCGACTTCCTACCCCGTCCCCGGTCTGGCGGGGAAAATCATCATCACGGCGTCTCCGCAACTGGTCGCCTTCGATCCGCGCACCCTGCACATCCGCAAATCGGGCGAAGCGGTAGGGGCGGAACGCACCTTGAACGTCACGCCCTACACCCAGCGGCGCGGCGGGCGGGACGTGTTCTTGGGCTATCAGGTCACGCCTGCCGCTTCGGATCGGCCAACGAAGACGGGCAGCACCGACTTCGTGCTGAACGTGTTCAACGCATCGGCGAACTACCTCTACCTCACGGAGGCTAGCAGCACCGAGCAGTACGTCTCTTGGAGCCAACTGGCGCCACGGCAAATCGGCGCGGCATCGGCGGCGTTCCTGTCCCGCCTGCGGGCGGCTGGCAACAACGCTTGGGCCGCCGTCACCACGAACCCGAACGCGCTCGGCGGCTTGCTCAGGGGCAACTTCCCCGCGGGCTACCGCGTTCAGTTCATCGTGAAACTCGGCACCAGCACAACGCCGATCTACTCGGATTGGATAGAGGCGGAAGAACTGACTTCGCTGGCGGCTCTTGCCAACACAAGCACGGCGAGAGTCATCCGAAGGCAGATCGCGTCCGTCAACGACATCCCTACCGAGAACTACACGTCCACGGCGAACTGTCTTCAACTGGCGGCGCGCGGGTTCGCGTTCCTGTGGGTGGGCTTCATCGGCGACCGTTTGACGGCATCGAGCGACCATGCGAACCTCTGGATCGCAGGTAGCGAGATCAAGGTTCGCATCAAGCCGTTCTAGGAGGGCAAATGGACTACTTCGTAATCAACCGCGCCTTGAAGTCGGGCGGCTCCACGCCGGTTGCTCTCAACGCTAGCGGCGACCTGTGCTACGGCAGGCGGGCGCTGGTGCTTTGCGACCGCCGAGACGCCGATGCGATCCTGTACCGCGCCCGCGGCAGCTTGTCGCAAGAGCCGGGCCAACTCGGCCTCTCCATCGAGACGCTCACCGAAAAGGAGGTGGCCCAAATGCGGCGCATCGAAGACGAGGAAGGGTGGTAGCCGTGAGCACCCCGCTGCATACCCGCAAGGTCAAGGCGGACGCGATCCGCCACGCGCTGGAAGTCGCCATTGGCTCTGACGGCGTTCGAGTGGTCGTCTTGGACGGCGAGTACAAGGTCGTGCCAGAGGCCGAGATGATGGACGTGGTCAGGGCCACGCGGACTTCCGTCGAGAAGTACGTTGCCGAGTTCCACGACTGCGATCAGTTCGCCCGCGAACTGTGGTCGCGAGCGCCGAACCAGAGCGGCTTGAACTCCGTAGCGCTGGTGCTCGACTTCTCCGGCCAACACGCCTACAACGCCATCGTCGTGGACGCGGACGGCAAGCTCGTCGTGAAGTTCGTCGAACCCCAGAAGGACGCCGAGTTCACGCTTCACTCGCAACCGTGCTACATCCTCTCGAACGGACTGGTGCTGATCTGATGGACGGCCTCACCGACGCGCACCCCGGCGAGCCGTGGCCCACGCGTCACGAAATCCGACTGGGCGATGCGCGGAGCCTCAACTGGATCGACAACGAGTCGGTGCACTTGGTGTGCACCAGCCCCCCCTACGGAATGCTCAAGGAGTACCCGGACGGTGACGGCCAACTGGGCAACATCCAGAGCTATGAGGCCTTCTTGGAGGAACTCGACAAGGCTTGGGCGGAGTGCCTGCGCGTGCTCGTGCCGGGAGGTCGCGTCGCCTGCGTCGTGGGGGACATCTGCCTGTCCCGACGGAACGCCGGACGGCACCACGTGCTGCCTCTCGCCGCCGACATCCAAGTGCGGGCGCGGAAGATCGGTTTCGACTGCCTCACGCCTGTCCTCTGGCTGAAGGTCGCCAATATCGCCCTTGAGGCCTCGTATTCGAGCCGCTACCTCGGCAAACCGAATCTGCCGAACGGGATCGTGAAGAACGACATCGAACACATCCTGTTCCTACGCAAGCCCGGCGGCTATCGCAGCCCGACCGAAGAGCAGGAACGCCGCTCGTTCATCCCTTCCGAGGACTACGCGAAGATGTTCACGCCTGTCTGGCCCGACATATCGGGCCAGTTGCGTCGTGACCACCCGGCTCCGTATCCGCTTGCCATCCCCCAGCGTCTCGTGAGGATGTTCAGCTTCACGGGCGACACGGTGCTGGACCCCTTCTGCGGTACGGGTACGACAGCTATGGCCGCGATTCAATTGGGCCGCAACTCGATCTCGGTGGACATCGAACCCGACTACGTCGAGTTGGCGTATGATCGGCTCGTGGCCAGCGAGATGCCGGGCGCGATCGACAAGCGGGCCTGAGTTCGGCATCGTGCGGTACCGACTGCTGCAGCAGTTCCGCAACACCTTCGAGGGACAGCCGTACCTGCATCGGCGCTCCCACCTCGGAGATGCGATAGCGGTCGAGCTGTTCGAAGACCTGTGCCAACTCGAGGAAGCCGACTCGCGGGCGCTTCAGACCGGCGTCGCGGAGCGGTCGCGGGTCATTAACCGCGCCAACAGCCGCAGGGGGGTCGTCGCCCGCCGAGGTGACGGAACGTTCGGCGAGCGCATCCCGAGTGCGGAAGCAGTCATGGAAGATGGCTTCGTTGTCGCCCGCGGGCAGATCGCCACGGTGGAAATTGGCATCGAAGTCAAGATCCTCGCGAAGGCCATGCTCAAGCAGATCGATCGCGTGGTCAGCGATCTCCGCAAGCAGGTAGAACATTTCAGACGTGGTGTCGGCGATCCGATCTGCATCGGTATCGTCGGCATCAACTCCGCAGACCGATACACGTCGTTCGAAGGTGACCGCATGTACCCGACCGACGGGACAAAGTACGCGCACCCTGTACAGGAGTCCGCTGCTGCCGAGCAGCGTTTGATGCGAGACGCCGCGCCTGACTTCGATGAGTTCCTCATCCTCAGGTTCCGCGCCACGAACAACAAACCGTACCCCTTCGAGTGGGTAGACCACCGTGGGGCAGAGCACGACTACGCCGCTACGCTGGTCAGGATATCGCGCGCCTACGACCAGCGCTTTGCAAGGTAGCTGACCAGCTGTTGGCGCAGGCGCGCTACCGGCGCGAGGCGGGGACGGCGCCGTCGCCGGCCGGGGCGCCCCCGGACGCGGGGGGCGAGGGATCGGCGTCCGCATCGGCGTCCGCGCCGTCGCCGGGGAGGGCGACGCGGAGGCCGGCGAGTTCGTCCTCGGTGACGGAGGCGACGGCCTCGTCCTCGCTCTGGCCGCCGCGCATCCGGCGCGCGATGGCGACGCCGG